TATTTACCTAAAACAATAAAATTAGACGGTGAATATCATGAACCGTTGGATACGAGTGGAAAATGAGTTTTAATCTAAAAACATTTGCAGAAGAAAACGATAAAACTAAAGCCATTAAGAGTTGGGCTTGGTATCAAACCAATGTAAGAAATATTGCAGCTGCATCCGGTATAGGTCCAATGAAATTTTTAGGAGAAAATCTTAAAAATCAAAAGTCAGGAATTCAACCGGGTCAACTTATACAGTACATGTATGATCCTAAGACAAAAGCTGACCTTCCATATTATGATACATTTCCATTAGTATTACCATTTGCGGCATCTGCTACACATTTCACTGGATTGAATTTGCACTATATACCGCCTAAAATTCGTGGGCAATTGTTAAATAAACTTAAATCATATATAACAGATGACACTTTAGGACCTAATGCAAAAATGCGAGTAACATGGAGTTTATTAAAAAACGTATCAGCATTTCCTGAAGTGTCCCCATGTGTTAAGCAATATTTGTTTAGTCATGTAAAAAGTAGGTTTATAATCATACCACCTAAAGAATGGGAATATGCAGTATGGTTGCCATTAGAAAGATTTAAAAAAGCGTCTAATGAAACTGTTTGGACAAATTGGAGAAATAAGTAATGGATATTCAAAACGCACTTACTAAAGTAAATTTACTTGCATCTGACCCTAGAGTTGGATTGGTAGGTAGTTTACTTTCATTAGGAAAAGGTAAAAGTAAAGCAGGTGAAGCTGCTCCAAAAGATAGATTTTCTTTATCTGCATTTACTGCACAATTACAGGCAGATGGTTTCAGAATATCAAAAGGGTATTACTACCAAGTATATATAATTCTACCTGAACAAAATATTGTAAACCAATTAATGTTTAACTGTAAGAAAGTGTCATTACCTGGTTGGAGAGCAAAAACTCAAACTGGTAAAATATATGGAATTCCATATGAAATAGCAATTGAAATTGAGCAAGATCCTGTATTCCTAGCATTCAATATTGATATTCTACATTCAATTGAACAATATTTTATGGACGCAAGAAAACAAGCAACGTTTAGTCCAGACTCATATTCACCAGAATATAAAACTAAATATCAATTCAACATGGTTATAAATGTAACAGATGAAAATTTCGTGCCACAGTTTACATATACATTAGAAAACTCAATGATTAAAACTGTACAGAATGTTAATTATGGTTCAGATGCACAGGAAGTATCTGATATAACAGTTGAAGTTGTATATGAAAAGGTTTTTGTTGCAGATGTAAGAAATGATAGAGCAAAAGCATTACCATATGTCAGCAAAGGAAATCCTAATAAATTACAAATAGGACCGTTTTCTACTGATATAAGTATGTTAAATATGACAAAGAACACAATAACAAATGTACCGGACTGGTTTTCAGGACCGACTAAATTATAAGGATTTATTATGGCTATTTTAGATATTAATACACGTTTACCAAAATACACAATCACTTTTCCAATTAAAAATGTTAAAGTAGAGTTTAGACCTTTCACCGTAAAAGAAGAGAAAATTCTTCTTTTAGCTCAAGAAGATAATAATAAAGATGCGATTATTGACTCTATTAATCAAATAATTGTAAACTGTACATTTAATAAGTATTCAGTTAATGACTTGAATAAAATTGATGCAGAATTTTTATTCATTCATATGAGAAATAAGTCAAAAGGCGAAGGTGTAGACATTCGTGCAATCTGTAAAGAATGTGGTCATAAGACTCCAATGACAATGAATTTTGAAAATATCAAAGTTACCAATTTGGATTACAAACAAAAACCTATTCAAATTTTAGATGATGTATGGGTTACATTAAAATATCCAACAATAAAAGAATCAATTGCATTAGATTCTGAGAATGGAATTGAAGCAATTGCAATGGCGCTTGATACAATCATTGAAGGAGAAACTGTTAAATCCGCAAGTGATTATTCAATGGAAGAAAGAATTGAATTTGTTGAATCGTTGACCAATATGCAATTAGCTAAATTTAAACCATTTTTTGAGAATTTCCCATTGATTGTGTTAGATATTAATTACACATGTAAATGTGGTGTTGAGAATGATATTCACGTTGAGGGTATTGAAAATTTTTTCGATTAGGCCTCTCGGAAGAGGGGCTTGCGGATTACTATAAAACAAATTTTCATTTAACTTATAAGCATCAATTTAGATTAGAAGAACTTGAAAATATGATTCCGTGGGAAAGGTCGATTTATATAAGTCTACTTGAAATGGAACTAGCTAAGGAAACAGACCAATGAGTTTAGTTGATAAAATTAAAAAACAAAAAGAACTAGAAGATAAAGAATTGGCACTTATTAAAAGTGCTTGTAAATTTATCGCTAACTCAAATGTTGATAGACGACACAAAGCGTTATTAGCTTCTGGTAAATTTCCACCATCATCAGAATATAAAAAAGAATATGAAGAGTTAATTTTAACTGCAACACACAGCCCAGATGAACTTAGAAAAATCGTAAATGATTATGTAAAACATTTAGATGAAAGTGTTAATAAAGACGCATCTGTTATAAAAATGCTTGAGGATTTGAATCAAGTCAATGTAGGTGGTGAATTACGAGCAGATGCTGCAAAGAATGTAGCATCACATATTCTTAAAGGTGTTAGAAAATTTGCTACCGCGCAATTGGATGTAGAAAATACTGCGTATAATAAACCTACAAAGAAAGGTTTAAGTAGATTCTTTACATCATCAAGAGGTGAATTTAATCCTAATACGGCGTCAACCGAAAAGGGTAATGAAACTAGAACCATTGATAGAGACTTATTCAATGATAATAGAATGTATCGTCAAGAATTAGAAGCTGATATTAAGCGCATGAAAAAACGCGGTGGATTGTCTACCGAAGAATTGACGTTAATTGCAGAACACAATAAATTAAAAAAAGAACAAATGGGTGGCGATAAACGCCTCAAAGAAGAATCTGATAAAATATTAGACAGTATGACTTCTGGTGAGAAAGCAATGTATGATGCGTTCAGAATACCTTCACAGTTGTTTGGAATGGCTAATAAAGGTTTAAATAAATTACCAACATTTCCGAGTTCATTATTCAAGAGTTCACCAAAAGAAGAAAACATAGAAACTGTATCAGTAGAACATAATACAACTAAATCATCACAAGAAACCTCAGCCGTAGAACATAATACAGCTAAAGCATCACAAGAAGCTTCAAATACAGCAAATGCAACACCTGATAATATACAAGACTTACAAAATTCAATTGATAACATTAAGAATGACCCAACCGCAAATCATTTAGGTTCAGCTAATAGTGAATCATATGATGCTGCGGCAAAAGAAACATCATATGAAAATGCTACAGAATATCAAGAGAAACAATTAGATAAATCTGAAAGACAAATTGAATCTATTAAAAATGTACAAGCTGCAATTGAAAGATCGGCTGAATCTCAAGTTGAAGCAATCAATTCAAATGATTCTGGTAGTGGAATTATCTCTACAGCTATAGCCACATTGGGTACAACTCTTGGTGGTATATTAGGAAAATTAGCTAGTGTAGCAGGCCCTGTATTAATGGCAATAGCAGCAACAAAAGCAGTGTTCGATGGTGTATCAGCGGAAGTTGATGGTAAACATGTCGAGAAAGTTGGTGATATTGTTCCAGAAGGTATGAACAAAATAAACCCTTTTGCGTGGGCTATGAATTCTGGTAGATATGTAGGAAATAAACTAAATGGTGTAGGCGCATCTGACCTGATTGAGAAGGGTATTGAATTTGTTGCTGGAGATCCGCTTGAAGGTGCATCACAAGCTGGAACAACATCAATTGAAGAAATAAAGAAAAGAAAAGCTGATAGTATAAAGAATGTGGAAACTACTAAGAAAGATGTAGCACCGAAACTAGATGCTAAAACTGCTGAAGTTGAAACTGTAAAAGAATCAAAGAAAAATACAGGAATGGCTGGAGCAATATCAAATGTAGTAAATAATTCACCAAATAATGTTATTGCTCCACCTAGTAATACTAAAAGTGGAAGAGATAACCCTAGAAATCCTGATAATAGTTTATCACTTTATCTAAAATCAAGGGTTACCAAATTCTTTTAATCTTCTGCTAGTGCAGCCATCATAGCCAAAATATCGTCCTCGTCATCATTAGAGGACGATTTCTTTACTTCAGTACGTTTAGGTTCAGATTTCTTTTCTTTGACTTGCTCAAATCCGCCGTCATCTTCATCATCAACCACGTTTGATTCTTTCTTAGGCGAACTGGTTGCAGTTCTAGTAGTGTTGCCCAATACAAAATCTAAACGCTTTTGAAGCGCTTCAGCATCTTTGAACTTAGATGGATCTATGAATTTCATGATATTGTTGACTTCATTGAATTGTGCTCTGAAGTCAACGTCAACATCATCACCTTCCTTCTCGAATTCTGACTTATCATAATTCACTTGCTTTTCAACAACACGAATCTTTAGCTTGAAATTTGTCCAAGGATTTGTATCACCATCAACTCCGAATACATTCAACTTAACATCATCTTCGTCTGTTGGTTCAAGTGCATCAACAATCTTGTTAAAGATTTTTTGACCAAACTTATACAAAAATACCTTACCTTCATTGCTTGGTGTTTTCTTATCTTCGATAACAAGTACACGAGCGATAAAAGAAACCTTACGGTTTAGACCATGCTTACGGGCATCTTCTTTAGACATTTTAGCATATAATTCGCTATTTGCTGCACATACCGGACAATCATCACCCAATGTTGTTGGGCAATTATCAATAAACCATTTCTTAGTTGGTCCTTGAAATCCGTGAGAATACACTTTTACGAAAGGTGCTTCTGCATTTGTGGTTGCAGGTAAGAACCTAAGAATTGCGCTACCGTTACCAGCTGCATCACGTTCAGGGTAGTAAAATACATCCTCTTCACGTTCAGAACCACCAGATTGTTTAGCTTTTGAAACTGCCGCCATTAAAGCACTCATTGCATTTGACATATTAATTTTCCTATTATTGTGGCTTGTGTCATCTCGACTAATCGCCTATTTCTACTGGAATCACATAATCATATTATATATTGAGATGTAGCGTCTCAAATTCATCATTTAATGAATCGTTGAATTTCTAAGTATAATTCTAAATCTTCATCAGAATCAAACTCTAATTCTTCATCAATTTCACTAAGTCTTTGTTTCTTGTATTTATTAGAGCCTAAATCTTCTTGCTCATTGTATTTTACTGAATGTCGTTTCTTATCCATTTGTTCTATTAAATTTTAACACAAAATTAGTATATTTGCAAATCTTTGTTTTGTAATCCTGTACTAAAGGATCCAGACAAGATTCCCATGTATCAGTGAAGTTAAGCTTGCTATTAAGCAGGCAACAACACTCAATGCTAATGTTATTTTTAAGAAGTAATTGCACAATAGGCGGTTTGTTTCCACTTCTAGTTGGGTTTGAAATTTCGGAGAATTGTATCTGTTTACTCCGCTTGATTGACTCAATAACATCATAATCTTGTTTTATATTCCGTTTAAAATTTGAATAAAATTTATTACCGTTTAAGTAACATTCCTTTGATATTTCAAATGCATCATATAACCATAAAGAATTTCGCAATGAATTAAACACGCAAAATTTAAGAGTTTCTTCTGCATTATCAAGCTTTGAAGAGAGAATTTCAAATAATAATTTATCATTTCTCTCTTCAAATATGTCTCTATTTATGCTCTTTATTTTACTGTTATATTTAAAAATATCATAATTCGATGTAAAATGTAAATTAACCGGATGATATATTTTAAAGACACCATATGCTGAAATCATATTAGAACAATGTTGCTTCTTTTTTCAGAATACCCTTTTCAATACATTCATCTTGTAATCTTGATTTAAGGATAGGAGCAATCAATTTACGCTTTATAAGATCTTCAGGGTCAATATCCTTCTCATCACATATAATCATGATTGCGTCTATGTAATCAATATCATCTTGCCATACCAAATTATTAACAGCTCTATAGAACTTTTCAGAATTCAAGAATTTAGATTCTAATTCTTCTTTTATTTGTTCAATATTGTCCATCAAAAAAGTCCTGCAATGGTCGTTTAAGTTTAGCTTCAGATTCTACTGACAACCAAGTTACACCATCATCTGAATAAAATGCAGTTGAAATATTAGTTTCAATTGAATATGCTTTATCATATGGAAGTGTAAAGCCAATACCTTCTTGCTTGTGCATGATAGCAACATTCGTTCCAATTTCACGGCTAAAGTTATCATTACTAGAACAAATTGAAGGATATACAATCAATGTATTTGTAGTGTAATCAATTTCACATAATACAGTAACACCACCAAAGTTTGATACTTCACCCGGTTCACCGTAAAATGTATCGGAGTAATCAAAATTATAACTACGAATATAACGCTTTACTTCAACTTTCTTATCTTCCATTTTTTATCTCCTTAGTATTGTTTAACTGTGGTTCCGATTACTTTAAGACTATCAGCACGAACAAATGATACTCGTTCAAAGTCAGGTGTCACTTCAATAAATTTAACACCATCTGTAGTCTTTTCGATACCACCTTCGGTTAAACCATATACGGTAATATCTTGGTCATAAATTGATTGATATACATTGAACTTATAATTCGCCATAGTTTAAACCTCCACTTTCATAATAAAATCCCTGCAAATTTTTGCAATAGGCCCGCTTACTTCTTTCATATTAAATCCAGATTCAGCAACAATATCCAAATCTTCTTTCGCAACATCTGACATTACGGCTTTAATAAAATCGCCAGTACGTTTAATATCAACTTCACCGCCATTCAATGTATCAAATACAGATTGAGTCATTTGTTCAAGTCTACCATTATTAGCAAGACGTTCTGCCAATTCTTTGATATTGTTAATACGCTCTACATCAACCGTTGCTGTAGTCTTAACTTTAGAGTTTGAATGCTTTTCACCTTTAACTTTAAACCAATAACCAGAATCTTCATATCCTTCCTCAATGCAGCGCCAGACAATTCCTTCCCCAATTCCATTTACATTAAATGCAAATCCAACTGGACATTGTTCTTCTACAAAATCGGTAAGTTTAACCAATTCATTTTGAATTTCATGCGGATTTTCAAAATCAATTTCTACTTCAAATGTCTGGAAATCATAGATGCAGTAAATACCGTTATGTCCACTACTTGTTATTTGATCTACTGATACTTTATAAATGTCAGAATATTTGTTGGTAACCTTCTTAACATCATCTTTAGTAATATACGTTTTAATACCTTCATCATCAACTAATGCAATTCCAAATATAACAAACATCTTAGGTAATTGTGAAATAGCAACACCTTTTTGTATATTACCACCACACCATTCGCCGTAAATTGCAACATCTCTAACTGAGGTGAATTCACTATCATCCAACTTCGATACAACGTCTGTTGCAATATTCTGAAAAATATCTTGAACCCCATGAACAAACATTGCAAATCCTGCATTATCCTTTTCAGGTGTGATAATATTCTCACGCGATTGACACCACAATTCGGTAGATGGTGAAATACTCACAGCAGCATTTGTCCCATGTAGTTTTACAGTACCTTCAAATTTAAGCTTAGGTGCTTTACGAGTACGGTCTACAATCACATCACCTATATCATCCAAACCAACAAAAATTGCTCTATGTTGTACATTCTTCACAACAGATTTGAACTGCTCAATACTTGGCCACTTTATCATTCTGCTCATATTCTCCCTTTCATAATAAATTTAACATACAATCATTATACATGATTCTAATTAAATGTCAAGCTTTCATCAACATAGCTTTACCTACACCCGCTTTACCGAAGTCATAATACATTTTATTCATAATACGACCTTGATCTATCTGACAAGATTGAAGTATTTCATTAAATCTGTCAGTTGAAATTTCAATTCTAAAATCTCTAGGATCTTCGATAATCCATACCTTATTTCCAGTTGATCTACGAGTATCATATGTTATAATTTTAAACCCATATTGAGGTTCATTTGGAAATGTAATAGGTAAATATCGTTGGTCAACTGGAACTAAATCATATTTTGAACCATTCCATAAACCGTCACATAATTGACCTGTTGAGTTTTCTCGTTTACCGCACTTCCACAGTTCATCAAGTTTTTCAATCTTTGTGCGTTTACCTTTTGAACTAAAATCGTTTAATCCCAAAAATCCATATCTAACATCTTTATATACCGGAAATGGAAGATGATCTTGATACTCACTGCTCTTAATAAATGTTGCATAAATTTCTTGCATAATATATCTCCATATCAATTAAATCATCGGATGGTACGATTAAATACCATCCAATTATTCAACTACTTAACGAGTCTTGAACGAATTTCCGCACAAGATGTTTCATTGTACAATGTTCCATCTTCAAATACAATCAACAATTCACCCGAATTTTCTTGTTCTTCTGTTTGTTGATCTAAAAGAACATATTCATCTTCAACCAACGTAACTCGCAGCAACCCTTTAGCCGACTTCTTCAGACCAGAATCGGTCTTAGGATCTTTGAAAATTTCTCGGCGAACTCCATTAACAATACCAGATGTAGACTTCATTGCACCACCAATAGAATCACGAGTACTGTAATTGTATGTATAAGATCCAATACCAAATACACAATTACATGAAGCATATCCCATTTCCATCAAATTCTTCAAGATTTGATTTGCGCGTTTTGGAGTAATACTATCACCATAAATCAACCCAACATGGGAATCAAGAACCTTGAAACCTTTTTCTGTCAAAGTATGTCCGAAGTGTTTATCAAGAATACGAACTGCCCCAAGCCATTCATTAGAACCTTCAACTGCATCAAGATCACCACAAATAATTTTAACTGGGTCACCTGAATCCGGACGGAATACAACTTTGCCATCTCGTGCCATGATTTCCTTCTTCAATGAAGGAGCAATAACATCAATAGCATTCCAAAAATCCCAGGTATCTGATACAATACTTACGATGCCCGCAGGATATACTTTAGTGATAAGACGTTCATATGTTGCACGTTCATCCAAATTTCCACCCATACACATAACGCTATGCTCAGTTGCCGGTACACTTCCACCAATAATTTCTTTATCAGTATCTGCATTGTAGAAATATTCCATTGAATCAATGGCACATACTACATCTGTACCATAGAATGAAGTCAAGTGCGCCATTCCATTCATTGCGGCATCTGCTACACCGGACATACCACGCATTGAGAAGTCATGCCCTTGCCACCAGATGAAATCTTTTGGTGAACCGGTCAAATCTGCATATTTCTCAAAAATACCACGATAATGAGATGCAACTGTTGCATTAACCATCTTCTTCCAAATTTCTGCACTGATAGCAGTTTCCAGATAATTAGTCAACCAGAAAAATTCAGGTAAAGTATTAACAATAGTGAATACAGGTACACCCGGTTTAACCTTAGAACCTTCAGGTAAGGCTTTAATCTTGATAGGCAAATATCCAAGCTTATGTAAGGCTTCAATATGACTTACATCAAAATCAGTGAATAGTGAGGTATCCATCCGGCGCTTATATTTCGTTAATACATGAGCAAGTGAACGATTGAAAAATGTTTGATTAAATCCCTCAATCAAAAATGACTTGATAAATGCTTGTAGTCCGAAAAATACAATCTTACCATCATACAAACTAAGTTCAACATTCAAGTGCTTAACACTACGAGGTGTGAAATTAGAATATACTTCCGTTGTACCTTCTGGGTATTGTTGACGATGTCCGGCTTTGTAGAAATCTATAGCAGTTAAAACAGACGAATACGATTGGTCGATACTCATTTTACTCTCCTTAATTAATGAATGAATTTGTAATGGCTGCGTTGTTGCCATGTATTAATTATACAGCAAGATATATTAAATGTCAAATATGTTCTTTAATTGTTCTTTTAATCCGTCAAATTTTTTATTATAACCTTTAGGGTGAATTGTAATGGTATCAACTTTATTACCTAAACTAGAATCTTCTCCATGTTCTATTTCATATCCTTCCCGTTTAGTTATTTTTGGAATTATGTTTTTGTAATGTTTACTTAAAACAGAATCTTTAGTTGAAACTACTTTAACAGGTCGACCTTTATCTAAACCATGAGTTTTAAGATGTTCTATCATAGTAGAATAAAATCTAGGATTTGGTTTATTTCCATTTTGGATTTCTCCAGAATTTTGATCTTTATCTAAATGATGTACTTCTAACACCCCATTTCTAGTATATGAAATTAAATGACCATTATCACCTTCTAGTTTGTGAGCTTTAACATTATTAAAACTCTCATGCGGTTCTTTATGATTCGATAAGAAATGTTGCATCTCATTTGTCATATGTTCATCATGCTCTTTGTCCCAAGGATTATCAAATACTTCATTGATAAACTCTTTAAAACTAATCATCGAATCTCCTTAAAGTCAACAGAGCACCATACATTATCAAATAATCCGGTATTAACCTTTAAATCATTTCGTTTAAGTTTATATTCTTCTTCTGGGGTTCCCGGTTTTCTTAAAACTTCTTTACCTTGACTAAAAATACCATGAGTAACATACAATGACTTTTCTTTACATTCCGGTATAATCTTAGCTAATTCAATGAAAGTTCTTCCTCCGTCACAAATATCGTCACAAATTAATACTCTACTAGACGAAAAATCTTCAGGAATATTTCCTTTAATTTCGGTTCTAATTATCTTACCAGTAGACAATTCTCGTACCTTATCCGCATACAATACACTTTTAACATACTTTGAAAATACGGTTGCAATATTATCAGTTTTATGGATAGAACCCTTATCTGGTGCAATAAGATAAACCGGTTCCAATTTCAACCAATTCATTAAATCTACATGTTTACGCATTAACTCATATTGAGGTACAATCAAACATCTCTTAATATCACGAATTGCATTTTCAGAGTGAGGATCCCATACAACTACTGATTCAAAATTAAGAGAGTTAATAATATCAGCAAATACTTTTGAACTAAATGCTTCACCCGGATTACATACTCGGTCTTGTCTAGCATAAGGGAGATATGGTATAGTCAATCTAATATCAGTTGTGTTAATTTGACGCAAGGCATCAACCAACATAATAAGAGTCATTACATCATCTGAATTGAAAATATATGCTTCAATTCTTACATTAATCAAAACTTTAGCGGTACCAATCCTAACACGAATTTCTCCACCAGAGAAAATGCCAAGATCGTATTTCACTTCAGTTGAATTATCATCCAAATTAAATATCTTAATCTTCATACATTTCTCCTATCAGTTCAGGTAATTCATCTTTAGATAACACTTTCAACGTAACACCTTCAGCTGAATTAACTTGCTCTTGAAATGATGAAAGAATACTTAACATATACATACTCATACCATAACAATGCTCATGACAATGATATTCAGATCCACTATATCCGGCGAATATATACATTTCATCGGGTTTACTAGTTGATACAATACCGGAATTCAACTTCCATGAATCACTTCCTAAATATCCACCATACCATCCAGCAAATACTTTATAAAGTTTTTTACCATTGCTATTGAATTCTAATACAACCCACTTATCAGGTACATTCATTATAGCGCACTCCTTTGTATAACATCAAATGAATCTTCAACATATGTAACATCAATATCATGTAGTTTAAGTGATTCGATTACTTCATATGGAAGCTCAAATACACCATCATAATCAATTAATTCTAAACCTTCAAACCATAAACCGCCAGCGATTTCATCACCATGGGTATTATGTTCAAAATACCCATACTCTGCTTCAGTGTCAATCTTAATTTCGTAATTAGCACTAGATACATCTGTATCAAAATTATAATTCAACATAAACTCTCCTCTTTTATATAATCATAGAAATGCTCAGGATATTCCCCAGACTGAATATAATGATTCATGATTTCAGTATATTCTGATTCTCTATAATTGTCAATTAAATATTGATGAAATTGTTTATATAGCGGATTAAGTTCATTCATATCAGTTCCTCTAGTATCTCAATCCTATCAGCAGCTTCTTCTAACAAATCTGCAATTCGGTCGGGTTTACCTTCTTGTACACTCTTACGAGACTGAATCTGTCTACGAATCTCTGCACGTTTCCGCAATCTAAATACCAAATCATCGTTAGGTATAGATTCTACATCATCGTATTTCAATGCGATGAAATGTAATGCGGCCGCAATACCAAGCGAAGCTAAACCAAATGCAATAAGCATAGATGCTAAATCAAGCATTCTCTATACCTTTTATATCTTCATTGATATTATGCAATTCCAATTCAAACTCAATAAGAGTTCTCTCTGTACTTAATATCAATACTTCCAATTCATTCCGACGTTCTTTTAATACTTCTAATGTGTTTTCCATTTTTAATACTCCTTTAATTAATTTCACAAAGCAATTCTGCTAATTTTTGAGCAGCTTCAAATCCTTCTACTGTCGGCTGAAATCTGGCAAACGGCGACCCTATATCTTCTGAAAAATGCGGATCTAATGATTTCATACTCCTAAGTGTCTTATCAGACATATTCTTAAATACTAGAATCTTATCACCTTCATAATTAGTACAACCATAATATTTAATAATCGCAACTAGATTATTACCAAATTCTTCAGTGTATTGAATATTAAATCTAGATGGATTAGGATTTATATCTAATGGCATTGCTGAATTTGTATAACATCTTCTTGCTAATATATTACATCCCATATTATACTCCTATTCGTATGTTAATCCTAATTCCTTCATCAGTTTTCGTTTGACAAGCGTATTAGGCGTTCTATTATTGTGTACAGGAATAAACCCAAGCATAGTTGCAACTTCAACCACCGCTCCACTTCTACAAATACCGGCAGTACAATGCACCGTCACATCAAATGACTTATCTTTTGCATCAATCAATATGTCAGCAATATGTTTAGCTTGATCGTCTGTTATGCCAAACTCACCAAATTCAGATAGATCGGATGCAGATATATCAAGAAATTCAAATTGGTATGTTGCAAAGAATTCATGTCTAGCTTTTGGCACCCAACCACAAGGGTCACATATCTGTATTGCAATTGTATTCTTTCCATGCAATTTGTGATAACCATTCTGAAAATCTATAGCTGCAATATTTTCAATCTTCATACTTTAATCAACCACTTTGTAAATGTATAAATTCCACCAAAAATCCATCCTATAGTGACAATAGGCGTGAACAATATACATGATATGAAAAATGCAAAAGGTCGTTCAAACTCTGTTAAATTCATCCACCGAGTTGTTAATATAGCTTGTATATATGCAAAAACTCCAATTAAAATATAATATTCCATTAATCTACTCCTCTAATATCACCAGAACCACATTTAGGACAATATCCAAATTTTAAATGCATGTAATGTCCCCACCAACCACAACTTCCACATTTAACATAATCCATTGTTAATTATTCGTATAACAGTTAAGCATGGTTGAATATATAAACGAAACCTACAAGAGATATAACACTTATAATAACACTTATAAGAAAAGGTTGCCACATAAAAACTGCCATAAATATTGCGAATATACCTAAAATACTAATAGTAAACAGTAAGGCTTTAACCTCAACACTCATATTATTCAACATAACAATAATCCCCTTCTCTCAATTAATATAAACAATCTATTGAAATTATACACATAAGAATCAAATATGTCAATAACAAATCCGCATGAAGGATTTACTTTACCTTTAGATAATATCATACATAGTCTAAGATTAATATCTTCTTCAAATCGTATATTATTAATTTTCAAAAATAACCTACACATAGTAAGTTCATCCGATTCAAACTCGCAGGTGCGGTATAAAATAATTCTATTCATTTATTCCATTCCATTTTAGTAGATATTACCACCAATGCTTAATCAATACCACTTCATCATCCGAAGTCATACCATTTTCGAATAACCATTTCACAAATAACGCATCTCCTTCAGAAAATACACCTTCCTCATTGTAATATATTACATAAACATCATTACCATTATTACCATTATCATAATAATTAAAGAAACTTATTCTTTCATCCTTTGGCATTTTTTGACAATCAAATACTTTAAATGTTTCAAAATTAATAACCAATTCTTCATACTTACTCATCAAATACTCCTTCACAAATGTCACAAATTAAATAGAACGGCTCACGATGGATAGAAGGCGAATCCGGTAACTCATACCAAAAATCACTCCAATATGATTTAATATCATCAGCTGTATTAATAACAGTATCCATCATAACCGAATGAAGTAAATTAGTATAATAACCTTCCTTAATACATTGACGTAAACATTCTCGGTGCGCGTCAAATATATCCATTTTATTCTCCTTTTTAATGTACTCCGATATAGATACAGTAGAACATACAATATCCCTTATACTTATATCTCTAACATCAGGTGTCGTATATACCCTTATAACTGGATAATCCCTCACACCCGTTCCTTAAATTCATACTTCAATTTCAATACACTATCAGCTAAATAATGTACAGTTCCACAACATACACACTCACACTTTGCATTGAATTTGTCCAGTAACCATGTATCATAGTCGTAATAATATACCTCTATAAATGTAATATCACCTATAGGATACGTCATATTACAACATGGAAATGTAATAAAGTTCTTTTCAGAAATCCACTTATACCGCTCACTAATATATGAAGCTAATAATTTCTTAGTGTTCTCTATACATATATCCAATTCAATTAATTCTTGACTCGGTATCTGATTGTCACATCTTAATCCACTCATATTAAACCCTTTCTATATAATAACGTATTATACAACATATATGGTTACACCATTGTTCACTGTGGATAAACTATAGTTTATATATAAACAAACATAAATTTATATAAAAACATATTCAGGCTCATCGCCATATTCTTTAAATGTATTATACACATCCAATAATTTCTTGTCAAATGTATTTACATCAACTACATCCATCCTTCCTACACATCCATAAATTTGCATTACACTACCTTTAATGCTATAATGTGATACATCAAAGGAGCTACGGTTACACCACACCACTGCGCTAAAATTCGTATTGAAGGCTCATGGGATGATAGCTAGTATTTTTTTTTATTTTTTTTTGTGTAATGTGGCGTTGTGTAACCAGACAGTATGGTATTTTTTTTTTTATTTTTAAAAACCGCTGAAAATGGGTATTGTTGCTGACTTATCGACTATGATGGCTCCAAAATCCAAAAGCGGGTTAGAGAATCTTATGAGGCGGGGTAGACGCATTTGATGGCTCCAAAATCCAATATCTGGGAGAGATACGCATGATATATGAGATACGCATCTCCCACTGTTATTCAATTATTACCAGTTCCCGCCGTATCTGATCTTTTGTGACCCGGACAATATATGTACATTTTTAACGACCTCATTATAAGACGGTTTGAAATTATCATGAGCCCAGTTCATACAATCATGATAGCAATGAGAAGTATAAACGATTACATCATCTAATAAGACATTATGATGTGTAACATGCCTAACTTTGACTGGTGACTTGAACAGCATTGTAATAAATTTAATCATTTTATTCTCGGAGTTATTTAATTGATGAATCATTGTATCACAACAGCATATAATGTCAAATTGGTATCAACTTAGTGCTCACCGCAATACAATTCGAAGTCAACTGATACACCGCAATACAGCGCACCATCAAAGTAATCATCATCTAAAGGCCACTTGGCGAATGCTTCTGATTCAGTTGCATAGAATTCTACATTGAAGCAGCCTTCAGCTTCTATCGCTTCCATGATACAAACGAATGGTTTATCATCTGGTTGCATTGTATTGAGAACATCTTGTGTAACTTTCTTAATTTGCATTTTATTCTTCCTTGAGTTGTTTAATTGATGATTCATATTATCATATAAGCATTAAATTGCAATTAAATTTTATTACCATGAGAATCTGAGACATACCAGCCGGATCCACCGATATGATGATGGTTGAAATGTTCTGCTATTTTACTACTACCACCTTGAATGTGTAATAAGATAATGTCATTACGGGTTATTTGATGCGCGTAGATATTACCATGAGAATGTGGTAAAGCATGTGCGAATCGCGTTACTGGATTCATCATACCAGCGCGACCTTGTCCATCAGCATAAATTGTATCAATGTTACCATCTCTATCTCTATTCGAGACGAATGATGGTACATTTTCTCTCCACGATTGATCAGTTAAATCCCCATCAAACTTGATTGTGCCGTAGGCTTCAATCTCGGCAGGAGACATCTTACGATACATTGCTTGTAATTCTTTAAATTTAAGCATTTTATTCTTCCTTTGATGTGTTTAATTGATGAATTCATTATGACATAATGACATTGAATGTCAATGTGGTTACACTGCTACCCTAGATACTTTGTACCATCATCCAGGCAATAATGATAGAAAATATCACAGTACCTACAATACACCACATATTATTTTTCATGAGGTAAAGTCCTCAGCTGATAATCCAATATCCTTTATGGATTGCGTAGCCATCTTAGCTACATTAGACACTACCGATACCCATGGTTTTAATGAGGATGGGTCAATATAAAAGGCAGTTCCAATTATTAAACATATTACTAATATAGATTTCATCTCAATTCCTATCTGTTGTTTAATGTGTCATTTGATGTAGTAATCATATCATATCAGCATTAATTGTCAATTAGATATTGGGTGGTAATACCCGACCCGACTAAATTAACTTTTCATCAATATTGAATGATAATCGAGTTAAATTAGCTCTGTTATCAATTATAAACAATTTTATCTCATTAAAACGCTTCTCAAACTTGGACGGAGATATATCCTTTATAGTCTTACGTCTCATATTAACCCGACCATATACTAGATTAGACCCAATAGGCGGCTTTATATACAAACTAGAAGCCGATTCTGTATATGTCAGATTCTTATCCACTTGTATCGTATATACTAATGGATCGTTTTCAGCATAACCATTAGGAAATTCACTCTTATCTGCACCAAGATATAATCGGATGTATAATGTTTCTGTATTGCCCAGGGATAGGATATTGTGCGATATACTAGAGTTTGGCATAATATTGTGCCAGGCGTTTACCGCTTCCTGACCTACTACTTGAAGATTATTAGCGTTATTCATTTCATTTGCCTCTATCTGTTTGTTTATTTGATGTATTATATTAACATATCAGCATTAAATTGCAAGCGGACTGATTAAAGCAGCTGGATTACTCATACATCTGGTTATTAGCATTATATTGCTAGTTTGATTACTTTTCTGGTAGATTGTTGTTTCTTTGTTTTTACTTGAGTGCAATCTAAAAAATCTGGTCTTAATACTTTAACGATATTAGCCTTACTTATGTCGAAAATAGCTTGATATTTACCTTTTTTGAGATGTTTATAATCTACTTGATAAACTGACAATTGTACACCTACATTGTTTAGACCTCTGCGCCATTGGGCTTTATGTACCCATTGTTTAAATTGTTTTAATGACGAGAATCCGAAATGTGGATCATTTATTAAGTTTGAGCGGAGTGCATTACGAAGGTCTGTATCATCGTAAGGCGAAGGGTGTCTACTATTGGAGAAGGATGATTGTTTAGTTGCATAATTCCATTTACCTGAAACATACATACCTTCATGGGTTGGGGTTTCGAGTCTGTATATTAGGTGTTTCATTTGATTCTTCCTTTGATGTGTTTCATTGATTACATTCTAACAGAATGCTATTGAATGTCAAAAAGTATCGCGGAGTAATTGTTTATTGTGTCGAGCTTTTTGTTTATTGAGGTCGGATTGTTTGATAGCAGTTTTGCGGGATTGCTTAGTGTAACCAGTGTAACCAGTGTAACCAGTGTAACCATCTTGTTTAGCTAATTCTTTGAGTTGAGCTGTGGTGATTTGGTTTTTCATTTTATTCTTCCTTTGATGTGTTGTTTGATGTATTAATGATAACAGAATGCTATTGAATGTCAATTTTTCGTGTAGTACGATCTACGCCATTCTTTGAATTCTGGGGACTTTGGGTCTACGGAATATCTGGCTATTGCGCCGTATTGGAACTTTGGGAGGGATTGGTACATGAATCCGGCGTAGCACTTATGAACGAATAGTATAGTTTCCATCATAGCATTCTGACCTTCAGCCATACTTTCGTAATGTTCTTTACCCTTTGCCTTGATCCATGGTTGGAGATTATCGGGTGAGGTCTCGAATAAGTGTACTATATCGGAAAACCAATTAATTGATACCTCGTGGAGCTTCAGGAGTTCTTTAACAGATTTAGGTGTCTTAGCCATTTCGTTCTTCCTTTGATGTGTTGTTTGATGTATTGATATTAACAGAATGCTATTGAATGTCAATTTTATATTAGCGGTAATAATCTTTATTATCTACCATATCTTTTTGTTTGAAGTAGAAAGTTTTACAGTGTTGAAAAGAATGGGCGGTTCGTTTAGACCGTTTTATATAGTAATTCCCATTCATATAGAATGTAACGCCGATTGCTAACTGATTAAATTGGATTTTTGACATCTCACACCTCTTTGTTGTTTGATGATTCATTATGTCATATCAGCATTAAATTGCAAGCGGACTGATTAAATCCGCTTGCCCGTTGTTATTAGTTGATTGTTGCGCTATACAATGCCATTCTTTCCCATCCTTCGCCTAATGCAACTTTCATCTTTAGCGCATTGAACGCGCTGCGGACATTGAGGTCTTTGAACTTTGCGGCATTTTTCTTAATAAATTCCATCACTTCGGCCTTATCATCCGCCTCATATTCTGACTCTTCGGTGAAAATTTGTTCAATGCGTTCAAGCTTTTCTTCGGGATTGAGTGTTAAATCAACTAGCATTGAGCGTGACAGCAATGCCTGAGGGAACTTGTACATTTCGAGGTTACTGATAAAAATAACCTTTCCGATGAATTCGAATCTTGAGGGCACAGAATCATCTTTTGATTCGGCGCCCCATGATACGATTCGGCGTTCCATGCTATCAAGTGCACCTTTAAGGATATTAGATGAATTAGGGTCTTTGAATGCGCTATCACAGTCATCAAAAATGATTACTTTACCATTATTATGAAATAGTGTTGTGTACAGGTTGCGGGCAGTTGAATAACCCTTACAGAATACAAAATCCCCATCTACTGAACCGATTGTATCTTCGGTCAATCCAATATCTTTCAGTGTATTTAGAACTGTATGAGTTTTACCGAGTCCACCCGAGCCTGTGATAACCATTGATGGGATTGTACCTTTAGCGCACAATTTAGTGAATTCTGCGATAAATCTGAATCGTTCGGATACACTGAATTCTGATTTTTTGATTGCCATTGAAACGGTATTAGTACTTTGTAAGGTAACAGCTGGGGCATCTGTATGCGATACGACTGTGAAAGTATTACCATCAATCGCATGTTTAACCATAAGCAATTCCTTTACGCGTTCAACTGATTTTCCTCTTACGATAACAGCACCTTTACCGTTACGTTTAGCTTCCCAGTTATTCGTGCTTGTGTTAAATTTAATCATTTTCTGCTCCTTGTTGTGTTGTTTAATTGATGATTCATTGTAACATGCTGCCATTGAATGTCAATTCTTACTTTAAGTATTTGCAACCAGAATTAAGAATTCAGTCATAAGACCTACTACCATGATACTTACTGATTGAATTGTTTTACTCATTTTGATTCTCCTGTGTTGTGTTTCAGTGATTACATTCTAACATGCTGCGATATATTGTCAATCTTCTATGTGACAAATTGATAAGTCAGCATTTTCAATACCGACGGTATATCCATTATTCTTGAATTGGAGATATAAATCACCTGTGTGATTAGATTGTACAATAAAGTACCCAGGATGTTCTTGAACTTGTTTACCGGAAGCCAGTGCAGCTTTTATTTCCTCGATATTCATTTTATTCTTCCTTGTTGTTTGATTGATGATTACATTCTAACATACTTGGATTTAATGTCAATCTTCATCTATTTCAAGAAGGTCTACTTCTGCGGCAAGAATGCCTTGATTGTGGAGATAACCTAAAGTTTCCTTATTCAGAATATCAAACAAGTCATCCCCTGATGGTAGATTAACTTCTTCAAGTGTAAAATCGAGTAAAAGGGAATAACCAGGTTCACGCAAGGTATAAACACCTTTGCATTCTACTTCAATGCAATCACTGCCGATATTGGCTTCGAATTTTATTTCAATATTATTGATTGATACTAATGGACATTTCATAATTACCTCCTGTTTGAATGATTCTATTGTAACAGAAGGTAATTAAAATGCAAGTGATAAGACTATTGTCTAATAGTGGCGGTGTTATTTGAACCGGATTGAACGATATAAGCAGCGGATTGATTGTGTAATTGTGATATATCTGCCATATTATTAGAACCAGCGGTCTGAATAACAGCAATATCATTATTACCAGTTTGGATTATACGGGATTGATTATGCGAACCTGTATCTAGTATATTAGCGGAGTCTGTTTGACCTGTTTGTTGAATTTCCGCGTAGGATATGGTTGAATTTGTCTGGTCAATTAATGCCAGATTAGATTTACCGCTTTGTATTATGAATGCTTCAGTTTGAGTTATATTAGCTCCGAATTCTGGTACGAGTGCTAAGTCCGCTCCTGACGCGGTTGATAACATTGATAAGAGTATTAGGCCTGCTGTGGTATTTTTCATTATTCTCTCCTTAATGTATTATTTATTTTATGATTAATAATATCATTAAGGAGATTTAATGTCAAATTCTATTCTACGATTCGGTCGATTGAGTTTGCCAATTCACTACAGAATACGTTATTAATTCTTACCTTTTCCACATGTGATTTTAAAAAGCGAATATCATATAAATCTAAGCCGTTTAGCTTTATTTCAATGATACCTTTAAACTTTGAACCTGATACGCGGAATGCTAACCCGTCGCCAATATCAGTAAACTGTCTTGCTCCCCAGCATAGCATTGCAAGGTTACCTGTTGTACCGTCATCGGTAATACCAGCACGAATTTGATCTGATATATTTTTAGCTAATATTTTACTCATGCTTTCCTCCTTATCATACACTTACAAGAAGGCCTCCTAGGAGGCCTTCGCATTCAATTACACTGCTACTGGTTCACTCGGATTGCATACAATCTCGGTTGGTGTCAGCTTTGGTTCAATGAATGCGGTGTAACCATGCTTGCGTTCAGCGATAGCCTTGACCTTTTCAACAGTCTTACCTCGTGAAAGAATCTCACCACCAACAATCAAGAAAAAAATCTGACGCGATTCGTTCCATACAATTGTACCATCAGGTAGGTCTGTAACCTTTTCCTTCTTGGCTGTAGGTTCCTTAGCTACATGTTCCTTCTTAGCCTTGACAACCTTTGCGCCTGTAGCTGTAACCCATGGGCACTTTGCAACAAATTCAAGAACCTTGGTTGTAGCGTATTCGATAATCGAAGGTTCTGGCATACGTTCAGCACGAGCAAACAGCGCATACTTGTACAAATATTCGGCCTGATAGCGTGGCGCATTGTCAGGTGTATCCAGATCGAATTCAGCCTTCAACATCGCCTTAAAGTCTGCATCTGGACCCAGTTCGATAAGTGTGTTGATAACTTCAGACTTTGTGATTTTTTTGCTCATTTTAGTTCTCCTTGTGTCAATTATATAAATGTTACTCACTTTGTGTTTCTTGCTTCTTGTTTCTAACCTACGAATTCATAATAACATACTGACATTTAATGTCAAGCGTTATTATAGAACTTTCCATCTATTGTAATACAATATTGTTGCGAAATTAAATCCAAGTAGCGATTGATATTAGCTACGGCGTTCAAATGAAGTTCGATGATATTCTTTTCAGTGCAACGTTTATCATTTTCTGCAATCATCTTATTAAAATCTTGATACATCATATAAGAAACAAAGCCATTTTCAACGGCGCCCACTGATAGGTTAGACATAAGCTTTCCGTTACTACGCTTAGATGTAACCAGCGCAATTTGCTTATTACCGATTACAAACTTGGTATCAGCTCTCCAACCGTTAATAGCTTTGTTGATATATGTAAAATCTGATAAATGATTCATTTTATTACTCCTTGTTGTGATTTGATGATTCTATTATACAGAGAATTCTTTATTTGTCAATCTTCACTTTGAAATATTGCTTCCGAACTGTAATGGTTGGGTCATACCCGTCATGATTTATCAGAGATTTCTTTACCTCTTCGGTGGAAATTGACTTTGCAAAGAAAACTGTATCAATTCGCTTTTTATCTTTAAACACATTAAAAACGCTCATCATCTTCATTCTCCTTTATA